ACAGTTCTGAGCCAGAAATGGACATGGAACCAGAAATGGACATGGAACCAGAAATGGACATGGAACCAGAAATGGACATGGAACCAGAAATGGACATGGAACCAGAAATGGACATGGAACCAGAAATGGAAGATGAAGAAGATGGTGTTATGTATGAAATCGCTTTAGATGAAGATGCTATTAGAACTGCAACAAGTGACATCAACAAGTCAATGACTGGTGATTTAGCTAGTGGTGATATCGAAGGGCAAAAAGCTGATAAAGATGATGTGATTACTGGAGATAACTTAACTGGTGGTTTTGATGATGATGCTGTAGCACATGCTAAGGCTGAAGGTACTATGGTTATGTCTGAAGATGAAGAATTAACTGAATTGGATGATGTTGAAGGTGATGCAATCGAAGAAAAAATCGGTAGTGGAACTGGGCATAGTGTTGGAAAGAATAGAAACGCTGATAATATGGGTGCACCAATGGGGCCTGGTATGAAAAACGAATCTAAGGTAAAATACAATAAATTATTAACTGAAGCTAAAGCTCTTAAAGGTAAAAATGAAGAGTACAAGAAAACTCTTAAAAACTTTAGAACAATGTTAGCTGAAACTGTAGTATTTAATTCTAACTTAACTTATGTTACTAAGTTATTTATGGAACACTCTACTACTAAGGACGAAAAAAGTGAAATTTTCAGAAGGTTTGATAATGAAGTTTCTACGCTTAAAGAGTCTAAAAAATTATACAAAACAATTGCCAGTGAATTAGGGAATAAAAAACCAATGAACGAATCAATTGAGAATAAAATTACTAAAGGAGCTACTTCTAGTTCATCTAAACAATTGAATGAATCAACTGTTTATGAGAACAATGAAAACTCAAGAATTAGAGACCTTATGAAAAGGGTCGATAAAAGATAATAAAAAAATAAAATTAAAAATTAAACTATAAATTATGTCACATTTATTAAATTCTGGACAAGTCGGAAATATCGGGATTAACCACATGAAGGAAATCCGTAGACAAACTCAATCAAAATGGGATTCTTTAGGATTCTTAGAGGGTCTTAAAGGTCACGTTAAAGAAAACGTTGCTCAATTATATGAAAACCAAGCGTCTTCATTATTAACTGAAACTACTAACGCTACATCTTCAGGTTCTTTCGAAACTGTTGTATTCCCTATCGTTAGAAGAGTATTCTCTAAGTTATTAGCTAACGACGTTGTTTCTGTACAAGCTATGAATATGCCAATCGGTAAATTATTCTTCTTCGTACCACAAACTTCTGAGAGAAATCCTGATGGAACTCATACTGCTATGAACGGAATGTCTCAAGGTGCTCCAACTGAGGTTGCTTTACCACCTTGTATTGATTACACAGGTTGTGCTGTAACTGCTATGAAGGCTAAGAGTCTTTATGACCTTTACTACAACGATGGTTTATTTGACAACTCTAAAGGTGCTATATCATTAAGTACTGGTTCTGGTGAGTTACAAACTTTAGATGAAAATGGTGTATTCGCATCTGCTTCTACTATTGGAGATTTACCAACTGCAACTGATGGTTCTTTAAGAGGTGCTATTGTTAAAGTAACTGGTTTTAACTCAATAAACAAAGGTAGATTAAACGGACCAGATGGTAACGAAATGGATACTGAAGCATTTATGGCTTCTTTAAAAGTAACTAACGAAAGTGGTGCTGCATTATTAGACCAAGATGGAAAAATTATTGCTAAGGTTGGTGAAGCTATACCATTTAGATTAGTAACACAAGCTTACGGTAAAGGTATCGTAGCATATAATGATATTTGTGATGCTGAAGGTGCATTATATCTTGAAGTTGATTTAAGAAAGCCTGTAGATGCTGCTGGTACTGCAACTTATGATGGATATATCGGTGCTGACGTTGAAAATGGTCAAGAAGGTTTAGATGCTACTGCATTTGGAATTACTTGGGCAACATACGCTAGTCTTGAATTAGAAACTGAAATGGGAGAAGTATCTTTCAAACTTGATGAAGTTGTTGTTTCTGTTGAAGAAAGAAAATTAAGAGCTACATGGTCTCCAGAATTAGCTCAAGATGTTAGTGCATTCCACAACATCGATGCTGAAGCTGAATTAACAGCAATGTTATCTGAGCAAGTAGCTGCTGAAATCGATAGAGAAATCTTGAGAGAATTAAGAAAAGGTGCTGCATGGCAATTAAGATGGGATTATAACGGATGGAGAAAAGCTTCTTCTGCTGCTAACCCTTATACACAAAAAGATTGGAACCAAACTTTAATCACTAAGATTAACCAAGTTTCGGCTCAAATCCATAAAACAACTCTTAGAGGTGGTGCTAACTTTATCGTTGTATCTTCTGAAATCTCTGCAATCTTTGATGATTTAGAATACTTCCACGTAAGTGATGCTAACCCAGAACAAGACCAATACAACATGGGTATTGAAAGAGTAGGTTCTTTATCTGGTAGATACCAAGTATATAGAGACCCATATGCTCCAGCAAACTCTGTAATTATAGGTCATAAAGGAAAATCATTGTTAGATACTGGTTACATCTACGCACCATACGTGCCAATGCAATTAACCCCTACAATGTTTAACCCGTTCAATATGGCACCAGTAAAAGGTATCATGACGAGATATGCTAAGAAAATGGTAAATAACAGGTTCTACGGTCACGTAATGGTTGATGGAGTTCCAACGTTTAACATTAACGAATTAAGATAAGAAATTATTTTATATAATTAAAAAGGATAACCAAAAGGTTATCCTTTTTTTTGTTATAAACTATTTATAGATATGAGAAAGTTAATACAAAAATTATTAAAAGAAGGGTTATTAAATGAGAATCAAAAAATAACTGTTTATAGGGGTGCTGGTAGTCATTATGGTGAAGAAATAAACCAAGGGATACTGTGGGTTAGCACATCTAAGGATTATGCTAAAATGTTCGCATCAAAAAATGATGATGGTACATTTAATATTGAAACTATTAATATGATTAAACCAAATAAAACATTCCAATTCCCTTATAGTAACACTAGTCAACCAATTACTACTAATCAACTTATTAAAATTTTTAACAGGTTATTAGGTAATGCCATAAAAGAAATTAAATTATCTAAAGAAGATTATTTCAAAATAAAAAATATTATAAAAGAAATTAGTGATAAATTAGGTAATAGTGTTGAACCATTCCAATCAAAAATTAATAACCCAATAGTTTCTAATAAAATTTCTAACCTTTTTAAACTTTTAGGGTATGAAGCTATAAAAGTTTCTGACGGTGATATAACCAATTACGGTATTTTAAAATGATAAATTATTATGTTACCTTTCGTTATATACTATTTTAATTTATCATTAATTAATTTACTTTTTCTTTTATCCATTTTATTAATTAATTTTAAAGATTTTTTAATAGGGTTTTGTTCAACCCAGAACCTAGCCCTATTTAATTCTTTAGTTAATTGTTCTAATGTCATATCCTTTATATTCATAACCACACTAAATTTCCGTTTTTATAATTTTTTAATAACTTTTTATTAAATTCAAATGTATCAATGTTAGCATAATTAATATTACTACCTTCGTCAGTTATTTGGTAAAAATTATTATTATTATAAAGGTTAAAGGTTTTACCGTTAATAATAAACCTAGTATTATCTTTAAACTTATTAACCATTAATTTTAACTCACTTAAATTTCTAAATTTTTTTAGTTCAGAAAAACCGTAGAAACATGTCTTAGTACCCCTATTAAGTAATTTAGGTGATAAGATTAATTTATCGGATTGGTATTTATTAAGGGTTTTAGTTGTAGCTAAGCCACATACGTAAAAATCTAAGTCAGTATCCTTAACTACTATTATTTGTGGTTTATAAGATTTCTTAAATATTATTGGGAATTTTCCACTCTCAACAGTTTTAACCCCAACATCTAAACCAATTGTATTTAAATCTGAAACATTATATAAATTAGAATCACCAATGGTTAAATCTATAAACTGTTTATCTATTAATCTTTCCACAGCTGATTCACCTGATATTCCAGTATACCACCTCTTTTCTTCGTTATATGGGTCAACAATATGATGAGTTTCGTTTTTCTTAAATTCTATAACATCTTTAACAAAATCTTTTATTACCTTAGATTTATTTTCACTAATTCTAATATGGATGTGATTTTCTTTTTTAAAGGATTCATTAAAATTCATTTCTATTTTATTTTTAACAAAAATACATAAAAAAAAGGTGATATGCAAATATCACCTTTTAAATTAATAAAATATAATTTTAATTGGAATCTCTCAAATCACTTTGACTTACAATATCGAAACTAAGAATTTCTTTATTTGTTAATACTTCATAGTTAGATTCTACTTGAATATCTAAGTAATAAGTACCTGGGACAAGACTTTCAGTGTCTAATAAGAAATAATTTTGATTATTTGACATCTCAATGTCTTGAAAATCTATAACGGTATATTCGTTCCTACCTTCTTTAACGTATAGACGGTATTTAAGGCTATCTACTAACTGTTTTTGGTTAATTGTATATGGAATTCTAGTAGATACGATTACCTTCCTTATATCGCCTCTATATACCCTCTCATCCAATCTAATACCAGTAACAGTTAACCCAACTTTCTTAGGGGTTGAACTATTATCACCTATATTGAAATATCCACCACCATCTTTAACAACGAAATCTAATTGAGCATCAGGTCTTGTAATACCATTTATCTTAATTGGTCCCCAAGTATCGGTAAATTGTGAACAATCAGTATAATTAGCTGATGGTACGTTTACATCAATAGAATAAACACCTTTAGATACATGTGTAACTTCGTTGTTGGGTATGTTCCTAAATAAATTATCGTTTGTGTCAAAAATATTAACACTAGGTATTTCATCTAGATTAGTTGGATTACCACCTAAATTAACATAAAGGTATAATTTATTATTTTTATCTAAATAAAAATCGTTTCTATCATCCTTTATATGATTACCGTATACGGTTTCTATGAATGGTTCGTAGAATGTTTGTGTGTGTCTTGTGAAGAAACCAACATATTGTTTATCTGTGGTTTCAGTTTCTTCTAAAGTTCTTATATAAGCTAAACCTAAACCATTATTTGTATCACCAGTTAAATAACCATTAACAACATCAGTAATATCCATTTCAATATTTTCATTACCTTGTTCAAAGTGTTGTGTGGCTATTGTTATTGGTGAACCTGAATACACACCATTACTTTCCCATGGTGTGTTTGTCCCACTTTCAAACCAATTTGAAGGACCGAAATGTTGTATGTTTTCACCTATTGTTGAACAATCTAAATAATCATAACCGACACCTTCATCCCATTCTTGTGTTATTGGGAAAAGAACTAAATCAAATGAACATGAACGTTGTTTACCATCACATGTGTCATTACCTAATAATTCAGTATCAAACGCACCTGTATTAGTCATCCTTAAGGTATGTTTTAACTTACTTAAATCATTAAATGTACTATCCTCGTATAAACCTTTTAACTTAGTTTCATCGAATTGAAAAATAAACCTGGAGTATGAGTTTGATGTACCATTACCACCGTAATATAATTCGGTTATAGGGTTTCTACCAACGTTAGTATTGTTATTATATAACAATGTATTATTTCTATCAAAAAATGTACGTATTACCATATTAATGTTTATTAATAAATACTAAGAAATATTAATTAATCCTAATGTTCTTTGATAGCATTTCTTTTTCTAACCTTTCAGCTGATTTAATAAAATCCTCTAGTGGTAAACTACCACCACCATCTGTTCTATCAGTAGGTTTATTACCATTACCGTTATGAACATGATTCACTAAAGCTTTTTTTAATAATTTTAAATATTCTACAAGTGTGTCACCAAAAACTAATGGATGAGCCTCATTTAATATTGTATTTAATTGTTCATCTGATATGTATTCTGCAATGTTACTTTCTTTATTAACACTAGTTAGGTTGTCAAACTCTGGAGAACCATCTTTATAGGTTAGTAAATTTATTTTATTTGCAACTATGTTACTAACAGATATTGATGATTTATTACCCGTATCCTCATCTGTAATTTCTTGATTAAATTTTAATTGTATATAACCTGGGTTTACACTATTAAATTTTAATGGGTCATTATTAATAAATTTACCTGACCTAATAATAACTTCATTCTCTCGTTGGATTATATCTGTGTTATACCTACCATCAATAACAACGTTTTGTGGGTTTTCGTAAATACCATTTGCAGAGGGTATTTTGTCTATTTCAGGGTAAGGTGATGTTATTCCATCACCAAAGTTAGAAAGTGCCGTAGCGTCTATTGTATCACCATTTAGTTTGGTTAATGATGAGGTTATAGGTCCTATGTAGAATCTATCAGAAAATCTATCATTATTACCGAATGTAAATATTAATACAACTTCATTTTCTTTTGGCACAAAGTTTAAATGTTTTGGTAAAAGAGGGTAACAATTTGGTAATTCACCATCTAATGTATTATTATCAAAATCTGAACCAACTATCCTACATCTAATTGCATGTTCATCTGAGTTAAATCTAGTGTCCTTATTTTTAACCCTTTCACTACTTGTATTAACCTTAACTTTACCAACAGTCTTAACAACACCTATTTGTATGTTATCAAAACTTTTGTTATTATCAAAAGAATTTGGTAGACCGAAACTATATTTACTACTCATTTATATATATTATTTTTACCGTTTATTCTTTCACTTAAAATTTTAGCAGCCTTATCGCACATTTTTTCTATAAGAAATAAATTATCTAAATCTTTAAGCATTCTTCTTTTTATTGCTTCATAATCATATTCCATTTGCTTAATAGCTAATTGAATATCATTATTTGATTGTTCTTTAAAATTATCATCCATAACATTAATATTACATTACACCACCAGCCCCAGTAACAAATAGTGTATTAGCACCTATTGTAACTACTGGAATTGGACCAGCAGAACCAGTTGATGTTACTTGAATTGCACCTGGGTCAATAGCAACGTCCACTTTTGCTTCTGTCTGAATCATAGATACTATCTCTTCAGACATTATTCTTATTTTTTTAGCTTCAGTATTGGAACCATCTTTAAATACATCACCCATTGGTATATTACCTTCACTTTCCATTCTAGATATAACTCTACCAGCTAAATTCCTTGCACTCATACCTGGTCTTAAATTCTTACCAATTAATAATAATGGTGGTGGAATTTGTCTAGCTGGTTTTTGAGTCAATTTAAAGACACCTAATATAATTTCCAATATATTAGATATTGAAGATAAATCAGTGTCTTGATTATATTGTTTTTCGTTTGATTTACATTCAGACATAATTATAATTTTGATATTTGGTCGGATATTGAAGAAGGTACACCTAAGTAACTAAGTACCACCTTAACATAATTCTTATTTTTCTCTATTTCATCACCCGAAATCTTTTGAGCCAATTTAATAGTTAGGTACTTTAAAGCTAACGTTAATAGTAAATTTAATAGAATTTGAGAAACCCTTTTACTAATACCTTTTATTATTTTCTTATTTTTCTTTAAAAAATCAACTGGACCATCATATTTACTACCTTGACCATATATTATTTGATGATTTATAGCAAATAATGTTATAACTTTAGGGGATAAAACTATGTTCATAATAACCCTTGAAAATTTTTTAATCATTTCACTGAAAAAATCAGATTTAACTGTTAATTTATCTTTTGGGTCTTGACTAAATGATGATTGAATATCCGATAGATTATCTAACGCTGTTGATACAGAATTAAATTCCTCTTCAGTTGTTGTAGAACTATCAATTAAATCTTGACTCACACTTAATTCATCAGATGTTATTTTAACAACTAAATTACCACAAGTTTCTAACCTTCTAATACCATTTTTTCTGTTATTAACATCTTCATCAATTTTAGCAATAGTAGGATTATCAAATGTAAAGTAACTATCATCAATCAAATCATTTTCTGAATTAATTATACAATCAAGTACTTCCCTAAGTTCACCTTCTTTTTTTAATTGTTTTTTACTTTTTTTAACACCACTTGATGAGCTTATCGTACCAAACATTTCTTCCATCATTGAGTTTATAAATGTTTTAGAATTCAAACTACCTGTCGAACCAAATAATGAAATACTATCGATATAATCATTATTAAATTGTGTTAATTTTTTACTACTATAATCAACAGTAGCATTAAACTTAAGTACGTTGTTATCACTTGTGTGGGTTTCTAGAAATGTAGTTTGTAAAATTTCTTTATTGTATGTAGATATACCCCAATTAGTATCTACCGTTGGTGATTGGATTGTATTATACAAATAAGTGTTGAAGTCAGAACTATTAACACCTGAAGTTATGTCAGTGAATATTAAATTACCTTCAAGACTATCTGGATTAACTTTCATAGTGTCAAAAAAATCAACATCCATGACTTTTAAAATAACACCGTCCCCATCGTTTTTAAACCAACTAGGCATTGATGGATTTATACTACAAGATACAATTTCTTTAAATTCAGTCTTTATAGCACTTTTAATTTCATCTTCAATGTCACTTAACTTATATGTTATTGTATTCGTTACATAATCTTTAAGTGCGTCAAAACCAACTAATGAGGTAATTAAATCCATTAAGAATTGTGTACTATTTAAACCATTATTAATAGATGGTAGTGAATTAGTACTTGGTAATTTAGGGAAATTATCATTTAAAACATTAATAGCACCTATATTACCGAATATTTCTTTTTTTTTATCTAAAATACCCATTAATTATCACCCCTTTTAGCTTTTGCTTCAATCATCTCTCTAACAGCTTTCATATCATTTAATGTTACTTGTCCGTTAGATTGGTTATTAACCGCTTCATTAAGATTACCACTATGCTTTATAGTGTCATTTTGTAATTTAGCGATTTCTAATTTAATTTTTATTGCTGATTCTTTAACTTTTAATGCATCAACCTTACCCTTAGATATTTTAGTTAAATCATCGATATCTACTGGGTCAGCCGCATTAGCCATTTCATTCATGGCTTTTTGAGCATCATTTATGTTAGAACATGCGTCATTATAAGTCTCTTGTAAAAGACCTTCTAAACTCTCTTGGTTATTAACCTTAATCTGTTGTTTCTTCTTTCTAGGCATATCTTTTTATTTATAAATATCAAGTTAAATGTTTTATTCTAAACCATGTTCTAAACCGTCTAGTTTTATTAGCTTATATATCTCTTTATAACGTTTCATACCTAACCTAATATCTTTAGTGTTTAAATGTGTATAATTTCTCATAGCCTCTAACACACTATTTTTATTAAATTTTGTACCACCATTCATTAAATCTAAAATTCTTTCCCAATCATTTAGAATAGCAATTAAAGCAAGGCCGACTTTTCTTTCGTTATCGGTCATCCTTTTCTTCTTTTTCTTTTTACCACCCTTTTCCGCATCTAACTTATCTAATCTGTCAGCTTCATCAATTTCATCTTGAATGTTGTCTATAATTTTATTGATAAAATTCTTAACATTAAATTCACCCTCATCTATATGATAACTATAATCATCATTCTCTTCAATTTTAGTGGCATAATCATCATAACAGTAAAACCTAGTCATTTTTTTAGTATCACTAATCAATAACCCTATTATATAATTTTTACAAATTGTACCGTAATAAGAATATGCTTTTTTACCTTTATTTTTACCATGTGAATTTTGAAACTTATCAGCCTTCAACATTAAAAAGGAAAGGGTGTCCGCATGAAGGTCTTCAAACGTTTCACCCTTTCTATATAACTTATATTTTCTAATGATTGATTCAATCATTTTGTTAAATGGCTCCCTTAACCATTTATTATAAATGTTATTCCTTTCAATATAATCCTCACACGCCAGAAATCTTAATACAGCTTCTTCTTGTTCGGGACCAAAGTATAAATTATTTTTTCTTTTTCGTCCTCTTTTCTCTGCCATATTACTTACTTTCTTCGTATCTTATTTCTCTTTCATTTGGGAAGTAATATTCTTTTTTAGCTTGTGCTAACCACCAATTAGCTTCTATAGGTGTTACTGTTTCCCTGTATGTTTGGAATAATGAACCTACCCTTTGATTCATGTGTCTATAACCATATCTAGGTATAACCATAGTTTTTACTTGTTTAAAAGTCATCCTAAGTAAAAACTCATACGTAAACATTAATTTAATAGTGGATTTAAACCCACCATGTTCTTCAAACATAGATTTTTTAATAACCATACCACAAATACTAAAACTTTGATTAGTTAATAGAGCGTCATTATTTAGTAAACCAATTTCATCTGTAAAACTATTAGCCCAGGCTAATTCATTAGTTGTCCCCATAAATTCACCGTTTTGGTCAACATCGACAATAATTGGCATGAAAATCTCAACATCATCATGTGCTTTCTGATAAACACCTACTTCATGAAACCAGTTATTTGAATATTCATCATCAAATTCTAAAATACTAACCCATTCAGTTTTACTTTGACTAACACCGTAATTAACTTGAGAACTAAAATCCGTTTTACCATCGTTAGATATTACCCTAACATCCATTTTATAATCCTTAAAAGAAAACGAATTCATAATTTCCTCAACTTCAGAACCTTTAGGTACAACTATCAATAATTCACCTGGTAATACTTTTTGCCTAGAAACACTATCTAAAGCGTTTTTAAATAGTTTCATATTATCTTCACCTAACAATTCATGAATAGGTAATATAACTGATATATCTTTTCCTGTATCTTTCATAATCTTACTTTTTAACTTCTTCTGTTTTTGCAACAACAGCCATTATTTTATTAAACTCTTCCACTCTATTAGAAATTATGTTACCATATACTTCTTTAATGGTAGAAACTTGTTTTTCTGGGGTATACATTCCCTTTGTACTTTCCATAGCGTCAGTTAATTCAACTGGTACATTACCTTCTAACCATAAATTTAAATATGTACCAATTAATTCTGGTATATTTAAATGTGTATTAGTCCAAATACCATTATTTTTAATAACAACACCTTCCTCAGTTTCTTCTTCCATCCATTCTGGAATCATGTTAGGTATTTTACCTATAACTGGTGTATTACACTCCATAGCTTCTAACGGTAGTGTACCAAATCCACTTACATCATCTAACCAAACCGCAAGGCAACTATTTGAAAGTTCTTTTGCAAATTCTCTTTTATTTAAACCTTTTAATTCTTTAAAAGAAACCCATCTAAACATAGGATTTTGTAAATAAAACATCTTAACTAATTTAGCCGCATCACCTGGAACTCTTGTATGAATCGCAACAACAGGTACTTTAGGTTTATCAGAATCTTTAAAGTAATCTGATATAGATACTGGAACTACATGAGTATTTGTTGATGGGAAAAGACCCTTAATAAATTGAGCTTGTTTATCAGAAGTTGTTATAACATCATTAAAACCGTAATCAGTCCACCTTCTACCCATTGGAAGTAATTCTAAAGCGTATTCATAGCTTTGTGAAAACACTAATTTTTTACAAGGTAAATTCTTTAACTCATCCATGATATTAGAAAAAATCTCTGGAATCACTATAAAATCCTGTGGTCCAACATTTAACTCTTTAGACTCAATAGATAAGTGTGGTAAAGAAGCGTATTCTTCACCTAACCATTCAGAAATACCAGGACCTTCAGTATCTGCGTGTAATTTATAATCGTTCTTTTCGTGTAATATATGTGCTCTATAACCTAACTCATTTAAGACTTTAACATGTTCATATATGTTAGCAATACCAGCAGTTGGATTACCCTTTGTATCTAATGTAAAAAAATAAAACCCAAAATCTTTGTTTTCTAATAACGAAATTGTTTTTTTAAAATCCTCTACTTTAACTTCTCTTTTAACTTCACTCATAATTATATTTCTTTTAATATACCATATTTAATTAAGGTATTCATACTTATTTTAAATGGAACTGATGTTTTACTTAACCCACGGTCCGCACCTAACGTGTCATCAATTTCTTCATGATAAGATAAAATAACTTCCAAAGCTATCCTAATAACATCATACTTTGAACCGTCATATTCTTTAGGTTTGTCATATTCCTTAGTTCTAATCTCAGTACTAATAACTTCACCATCTACACCTAACTTTTTAATGGTTTCAGTTTCTACCATTCTTTTATTTTTTAAACTTTCTTCTGAAGTTAAAACTTCTGCCATAACATCTATATCAATGTAGTATGTTTTTTCACCTATTTGTATCATATTATTCATTTATATTTTCATTATTTAAAATCAATTCTCTAGTTTCAGTTTCACCTATAAAATCAAGTATTGAATCTATTTCATAGTCAGACTCAACGCCTTCATTATAAGAACTTTTAACCTTTACAGATATTTTACCCTCTGGTTTATTTTTAATCGCTATCGGATTTGCCGTAACTAACATGTCAACATAATCCCATTTGTCCTCATGATTTTTAACAAATTGTATATTTGACATTTTACAACCTAATTTGGATAGGAAAAATAACGTTGATGGTATACTCTTATCGAATTCTCTAGAAATTATAATAACCTCATGCTCTTCTTCGTCTTCCATATCCATAAGAAACATATTTAAATGGTTAGCGATATTATCATGTGTTTGGTCAGCGTGACCAAATATTTCCAATGCAGCATTTGTGTATAGGAATTTATTCATATCAAACTTAGAATCAAATTTAAAATAGTCAAGTAAGTCAAATGTTTTAACATCACCTTCCTTTAAATCAAATTCATCGTCAATATATTTTTTATATGTATATGTAAATTGCCCTATAAAATCTCTGAGCACTTCGTTAACTGTTATACCAATTACCATTGTAAAAAAAATTAAGCTTATTCTGATTATTATATAACCAAAATAAGCTTAATTTACCTTAAAGTAAATGTTAACTATTAAAAAAAGAAACTTTTTATCTTACTGTATAAACCTTTTTTATTAACTTTTTTATTTTCAGTTAATAAAGTTTTTTTCTCATCTTTTCCTGTGTCTATTTCTGCTTTTAGCGTAAGTGCTTCTGCTTTTTTTATTGCATCATTTAAAATAACTTTTTTTACAGGATTTTTCTTAGTTGAAGTATTTTGATAGTTTTTAAGTATCTTACATATAATTGGATTTCTTACGATATCTTCAACCTCAAATTCAAAAAAACCAATTTCTTCTACATTTCTGTGTCTACTCATCACATCAAATAAACCACTATCCTTAACGTTCTTATACTTATCAGATTGGTCTATATCCCCAGATAATATAAATTTAGTGTTTTCACCAATTCTAGTTAATAAAGTCTTTACTTGATTAGGTGACATGTTTTGACATTCTTCCATTATTAATATAGAACCGTCAATTGATTTACCTCTAATATAAGCTAAAGCTTCAACTTCTATGTGACCAGAATTCATTAATTTTTCTCTGTTACCCTTACCTATAATTTTATCAATTATATCAACAGATGAAGAAACATATGGTTCCATCTTTTCTTTCATACCTCCAGGTAAAAAACCATGATTTTCTTCAGCTTCAACGGCTGGTTTAGAAATTATAAGTTTCTTATATGGGTTTGTTTTATTTTGTAGTAATTCTAGTGCTCTAGCTATTGAGACATAACTTTTACCAGTACCAGCTGGTCCAGATGCAATAACAATCTCCTTTTCAGTAATTAAATTAGCATACTGTTTTTGCTTCTCATTCTTACATTTTAACCTATGCCTCTTAGTTAACACTTTGTTTATTTCGTTTTCTTCTACTTTACTAACCTTAGTCGCTACTTTAGCTTTAGGTTTAGTTGTACTTGGGTTTCTTTTACTACCTCTTGCCATAAATTTACTTTTTTAATTTATTTTTGTATTTTTCATTTAATTCTTCTGAAACATAGTTCTCTAATAAATACTTTCCATCAACAGTTACGTCAGCTTTAAATTTTATAACGTAACTACCGTTAAATTCTATAATCTTATGAAACGATTTGACTTTATATTTGTACTCATAATAATCAGAAACTCCTATATTGTTATACGTTATGAATTCAACTTCATCGATATCTAACATACTAGACGTTATAGGTGATTTAATTGCTCTTTTTATTTCAGATAATAATAAGAATGTTTTCCTATCATGTGGGTCTGGATATTTACTAATATAAAATTCTAATAATTTTTCTTTACCATCAATATCTCGTACATTTAATTTTTTAGCGTACTTTTCTAATTTAAAATTAGGGAAGTGTTTTCTACCCACGGATATTGGATATTCGTAATCAACGTCATTGTATTCATCACCCTTTGTTTCACCAATCGAATTAATAATACCAATCGAATTAATAATATCACCTTCATTATCAATTACACTATCTTTTGGTTTTTGATATTCATTTATATCAATTTTACCTAACATTTCAAAGCTACCTAATGATATTTTTTCATTACTTATAACCATTTCTAACCTATAATCATCGTAATCATCTATAGAAACATTATTTAAAACTTCTTCTCCATCAACCTTAACATTTTCTAAAATAGGGTTACCTAACGAGTCATAACCCGATAACTTTACTTTACGACCCTTAGCCTCTTGTTCAACTTTATACATTCTCCACCTTAGAGCCTTAACTTCCTCAGTAATTTCACCGTTAATAAGAGAATCTGCTAAAGTTCCTTGATTTACCCCTTGATTCATACTAATAGATTCATCTAATTCTTTAGACTTTTGACCCAAGTGTTTTTTTTCTACATTAGCAGTGGCCATCATTAAGGCTGCCATTTGTTTTTTAATCCATTTACCCATTATACCTTTAATTTTAAATATTTATCAACCTGATACTTTATATTTAGGCTATTTAACGCATATTCACGACAAAAATCACCTAATTTAGAATCGTATTTCATTATTTCCTTTTCAATCATGTTTTCATCATATATTGTATTTGAAAACCTACCACTACAATTATTTTTTATAATATCGGAAATATTATCCTCAGTTAATAAACCGTCCCCTAATGGTGGTTTATTAATGTAAGGTCTTTTATCTAATATCATAACATTCCTACCACAAGCCATAGACTCATAAGCACCTCTACCTAAACTTATAACCATATCAACCTCATTTATCATATTCTCAACATTAAATATTGGATTTTTAAACTTATTTAAACAATATAATTTAATACCCATTTTATCACATACTTTACGTATTTTATTATTTAATACATCAGATTGTGCTAATGAAAGTATAGATTTAATATTTTTATTTATAGGTTTTATAGGTTTAAACCTATCACAGTTAATACCATTATGGATTATTGTTGATTTAAACCTAAGTTTAGTAAGATGTTTCTCAACTTCTTCACTTATACTAACATAACTATCCATACCTTTAGCTGGTTGTTCTAAACTTGGGTAAATACCATGGCAAGTTTGTATTTTGTAACCATTATTATTGATTATTGATGGTATTGTTGATGTGTGTGAAGCTAAAATTAAATCATAACTATCTTTAACACTAGTTATAACATTATAACCCTCACTTTTTAAAGTTTTACCAACTAAACCTATATTTTTACTAAAACAATCAACGTTAAGTTCTTTCCTTGAAGCTAATTCCCTGATTAAGGTGTAAGCATATGTTTCACTACCACCTAGATTAGCTAATGTATTATTTGTTACTAAAATTTTCATTACTTTATTTTTACAATATATTTATGTAATTCTTTATGTTTACTAATAAAAGGTAGTAATCTGTATTTAAAATCTAACCTTAACCTATCCATAGCCTCATCTGATTTACCTCTACTAACACTTTCATAGTGATAACATACAGCATTACCCATAAATAAGTTATTCTTACCCTTTAAAATACATTCTAAGTTTAATTCAACATCCTCAAAACATTCTATATAAGCTTCATTAAAACCACCTATTGAATTAAATAGACTTTTACTCATTAATAAAAAAGCCGCTGTATTACCAATAACTTCACCAAAATCTTTATAATTATAGTTACTACCTAAACCTAAGTGTGTGAAAGATAAAGAATTATATTTATTAAGTGTACTAACAATACCAGCATGTTGAATTTTATTATTTTTATAATGTAATCTTGCACCGACAGTACCCACAGTTTTTTTGTTTTTTTGGTAAACTAAAACCATATTAGTTATCGCATCATTTATTAATTCAATATCATTATTACAAAATAATAACAATTCACAATCACTTGATGTGTGATATTTAACTACGTCATTATTTATTTTAGCAAAATTATAAAAATCATACATAACAAGTTTGATATTAATTTCATAACTCATCATAACTATAAACTCTTTGATGGATTTTATTTCTTCATTAGTTGAACCAGTATCTGCAATAATTACCTCTAGATTTTTATAATAACTTTTATGTGTTATGGATTTAACACAACTAAATAATAAATCTAAATTACCTTTAGTTGGTATTATTACATTAACCTTTGGTTCTGACTTTAATTTAACTATTGGGTCATCATATAAAATTTCTCCCTTAATTTCTGTAGGTAATGAATCACCCCATTTTTCTATAAATTTAGTTTTATTATCCAACCAACTTTTATTAGTAATACCTATAGATTTATGGGTAATTCTTATATCGAACATAACTCCAACTTTACAACCATTTTTATGGTTTCCAAAGGTAAAATCAATATCATAAAAATGAAACCCTTTAACGTTTAAATCAAAATCATATTTTAACCTATTTTTATTAACCACAAAGAAAAGGCCATCTACTACTACTGACTCTAATACCTTATCATCAAAGTTCTTAGAATAATTAGATGTCCATTTTTTACCTTCGTTAATATGGTTAACTATACCTAACATTAACCCCTTATTAGACCACCAAACACCATCTTTAGACATTTTAGTACTACCAGCTACACCTAAAATTCCGTAATCTGTTTTTTCAAAATGTTTCAATATTTTTTTACCCCATTTTTTGGTATCGAAAAGTATATCATCATGGCAAAATACAACAGTATCGTATTTACTACTCACCAAACCTTCAGCATATACTTCGGTTAATGATTTACCACCATTATACCACTTAGAAGAATTATCTGAATTATTAATAACTTCTATAACTTCATATTCCCACTTTTTAAGACCAATAGTCTCTTTAATGTGTTTTATGAAGTTAGGTTTTGGGGATTTTGTAGAAAATACAATACTAATCATAAATTATTTATTAAAACGTTTGTAAGAGTTACCTGAAATGATAACTAGTTCTGTGTTGTTTCTAAATTCATCTAATGTTAATGCACCAGCATAACTCATAGCTGAACGTAAGTAGTGTTCAAAGTTATTAACCCAACCATCAATAGTGTATTCAACTTTTCTAAATCTAACAACACCTTCTGATGTTTTAAGTATTTTACTACCCCATTTTTTTTGCACCTCTTTAGTAGACATACCTCTAAATTTTTTATAAACATTACCACCTAACTCATAATATTTATTAGCACCATTTTGAGTTATTTTAATTTTCTTTAAAATGTAATTTTGCCCACAAGATTCTAAACATTTATTTAAAATACTACCTAACATAACATAATCAGCACCTAATGCAATAGCCTTAATGATATCTGAATAAGTTTGCATACCACCGTCAGCTACAATCTTAGCGGGTTTATCTAATTTAGATGATTCACTGTAACATTCGGCTATTAACGATGCCATAGGGTATCCTACACCCGTTTGTTGGGTTGTTAGACAACCTCCACCATTACCGATACCAACTCGTATTAAATCAGCACCAGCTTCAGATAACTTAACATAAGTCTTTGGGTTAGCTATATTACCAACCATAAGTGTTAAATCTTCATACTTACTTTTAACATACTTAACAGTGTCAACTAAATCTGATATATGACCATTAGCTATGTCTATTAAAATATTTAAATTAGCAGTTTGATTATCAACCATAAACTTATTGTTACAGAACTTATCTTTAAAATCACTAAGTGAATAAGATGTGAACCCACCTAAGTCTGATTTCTCACCTCTAGGTAAACAAACATTAAGTCCGTTAAAATAAAATAAACCTTCATTATCACTACTAACTACAGTATCCATAGGGGCGGTAAATAAAGGTAACATGTCATTATCATCATCAATATTTATTTCAGACCTACTTTTAATACTCGTAAGTGTTTTTGGTTTAATTAATAAATCGTTAAAATCTAATTTATTTGGACTTCTTAATATATTTTCTTTCATATTTTTTATTTTACACCAGTAGAACCAAATCCACCTTCACCACGTTCCGTTTTTGTTAACTCATCAACTTGTGTAAACTTAAGTGTGGTATTATTAAAAACATTACTTATAACCCCTTGAGCTATTCTATCACCTGGATTTATAGTAAAGTCAGTACTTTTATGGTTTATTAATATTACCTTAACTTCACCTCTGTAGTCTGAATCAACAGTCCCAGGAGTATTTAATACTGTAACACCATGTTTGGCAGCTAAACCACTTCTTGGTCTTACTTGTAGTTCAAAATTAGGTGGTATTTCGAAATATAAACCTGTTGGTATCATAACTATATTATTATCACTATTTTTACCAGGGATTGTTATGGGTTCACTTAAATCTGCTCTGAAATCAAAGCCAGCCGCACCATCACTCTCGTATTTAGGTGTTTTATTATTACTTTTATTAATAATATTTACGTTAAATTTAAATATTTCTGTTGTATCAGATGGTTTTAAGGTATCATGTAGTGACATACTTGATGCTTTTTCAATTAGTTTTTCAATTTCGTCTCTATTCATATTATTTTTGATTATAAATTGCTATTAAACTAGCTATTTTAATTATTGATGCTAATTTTTCACCTAATGTTTTTAAATCTCTATGCGTGAAGTCAATATCACTATTGTATATCGCAAAAACTTCCGCTTCAGACAACTTAATCCCAGATGAAAGTGTATAAAACACTGAAGCTTCGCCAGTTTTAAATGTTAATCTTTCGTCGTTGAATTTAAAATATTCACCCCTATTTTTTATAAACCATTCATTATCTTGTGTTATAAACATATTTGCCTTACCTATTTGACTCAATAGTGATACCCTTATTAAATTCTCTAATGGTACTTGTTTATTTTCAGGTAACCCTTCGTTTATTAAAACAGCTTGTTTGGTTGTTTCTAAAATATGTGAAATTAAACCCCCATCGTATGCATTGTAAAATTTATCACTAGTTGAGCAAGGTGCATTCATAAAACCATCACCTAACATGTCTAATAATTCTTCATTTACAACCCCGTACTTTATACCAGTTTGTTTAAATTTTTCTAGATTTTTTAAAATCTTTTCTTTTGTAATACTCATAATTTATATTTTAAATTTATACTACAAATATACTATTTTTCTACTCTAGTTGCAACAACTTCTGATAATTTACCTTGAAGTAAACTTAAATAAAGTTCCCTTCTCTTAGATGTTATAGTTTTCATACTGTATTCATCAACAACTGTCTCATGCAACCTTTGACTTAGTTCTTCAACTAATGATGGGTTGTTTATTAATTTCTTCACAGATTTATACCAATCTTTACCACTTTTATTAGAGTTAAAGTTATTTATTAATAGAGCGTTACCATCATTAAGTGTTGGTTGCTGACCTTTCTTAGGTTTATCAAAAATATGTTTTAAATCTAAAGTGTAAGGTCCGAAATTTTGAGCTATAATGGCTTTTTTATGGAAACCAGCTTCAATAACTTTTAATTGTGATTTAACTTTATTAAAAGTATTATCAGTTAATGGAGCTAAGGAAACATCAAAAAGGTTATAATTATTTGCATATGAATCAATTGATTTTGTCCATACTCTTCTGTAAGGTTCATTTTCGATATCCCCATATTCACCCTTTTCAAACTTTAATAAGAAATTTTTATATTTATCACTAATTATTTTATAATCATTAGTAAATATTTTTTCATATTTACACCAAACAGTATCAATAGGTTTTATTTTTTCTTTTCTACGTTCACCGTTTAATGGGTTTATTATTGTTTTATAACCTCTAGTATCAAAACCACATAAAACCATTTGAATCTTATCAATTAAACCATCACCTTTAAGTCTACTGGTTAACCCTTCTAGTAATTTTAAATCTTCTAAGTGTGAACTACCACCAAGCCAACCTATTCTAAGTCTATCTGATTTCTCTGAATTAGGTTGGAATTGTTTTTCGTTAGGGTTTATAGCGTTTGGAATAACTGAAACATTTTTGTTGTATTTACTTATTTCTTTAGCAAATAAAGGTGTTGTTGTTATAATATTTTCAGCTACTTTAATATTATTAAGTATTTTCTTATCTAAGTTATCACCCTTAATTATAAGATAAAGTGGGTGGTGTTTACCTGGAGACCAATAATCATCCAAATCCATAATTGTGATAATACCTAAACCTCTAATTCTAGATAAAGTTTCACCTATTTTTTCGTAAGAACCAAGAGTTCTATGATAATGAATAATATCATATTGTTTTAACCATTCATTATCTTCCAACTTTGGCGAGTAGTCTATATCAATGTGAAATTCTTCTGGGTAATTAATTTCTAATGAGATGTGTGGGTTTGTTGACCTAAAATAACCAACACCAGTTCTATCACTAGGCACTACCAAAACTTTAATCTTACTATTTTTCATATTTTTAATATTAATTTATTTAATAATACTAAAAATTAATGATAATGTAAATAAAAAGGGGTATAAATATTTATACCCCTTTTTATTTGTTATTAAATGTCAATTACTATCTTTTAGTTTTTAACTTACCTTCTTTAATTAATGTGTTAATTGTTTTCTTAATGACACCTTCAGTTAAATTTTTACTATAATCTACAGTTAAGAATTCTAATAAAACATCCTTTATTATCCCCCTTAAAACTGTTTCACTAACAGTTATTTTATCATTATTCATAACCACATTTTCATTAATACTATGTGTACCACTTGGTTGTTGATAACCCCTACCATGTGCTGAAGGTGTTGGTAGGGGTTTTTCAATTAAATCCTCCATACCTTCTAAACCATGATTTAAACTAACTGGTTGTGGTGGATTATTTAACATCATTTGTTTAACAGAATCTGGTAATTTAGAATTTTTAATAGCAGACTCATCAATATGAGCCATATTCCTAGTAGGGTCAGTATAATTCCCAGACACTTGGTGATTACTTGGCATGTTATTTTCACTTAGATAACCATCAGTGTTTTGCCTCAATTTACTTCCATCAAGATTACCACCTTGAAAGTTGTTATCAGTTTTTATTATTTTTTTAGCATTACTTAAGATACCTTTTAATCTACTTAAGTCAGCTGGCATTGGCATTTGATTCATAATATTATATTTTTTAAAACGTTACATAATTTTGTAAGTTACCACCCATCATTGAGCCATCTTTAGGTCCGACATAATCTGGTATATCTTCCCCACCACTTACTTTATTAACAGGCTTTTGAAATTTGAAGTTTGTTGCTTCAATTTTACTTATATTATTAACTAATAATGTTTTCCACTTAGCATTTTCAGAATTAGTTCCACCAAATGCTTGAAAAACCCTTATGATTTGGTTACCCGCCTTACTTGTACCCATACCATAAATAAATACGTATTTTTTAGTTAAGTTATTACCCTTTTTATCGGTATACCAAACATTTACAGCGTATTTACCCTCAATAGCATCAATAATACTATTGACATTGTTCTCTAATATAAGGTTTTCATATATATTGTAAAGTTTCATAATTAGTTTTTTATTAACCTATAGTAACTTGACCAATATTTGATGATGTGTCAGGTGCGGTATAATATTGGTCTGGAGTGAAACCCCATGTAGAACCATTGTTAGCATATGCAGCTAATCTACCAGAACCACCATATGTTGGGTTACCGTTAATATCGTAATCACCACCACCATTATATGTGTCTAAGAAAGTACCAGTACCTTTACCTTTAACAGGTGTAAGTTGGTCAGATAAAGCCTTAGTGTGTGTTGCTGTATAGTTGTTAGCACCATCTTCATTATTATAACTATTAATAGTTAATAATGTGTCTCTAGTTGCTATTGCTGCTTGTTCTAATTTATTACTCATAATTGTTTTTTTATTTGTTTTATTTATTCATGTACTCTATTAAATACTTTATTTCATTTAATTCCAAACTTATTGACTCATAATATTGAACCCTATTGTTTTCAATTTGGTCAGAAACTTTACTGTGTTTACCACTTGATGTTAATTTAACACCTTTATTAACACCAGCAACTTCAGTATCTTTACCGTCCTTAGTGTGTGTTTTTTTAAAAGCATTAGGTGTACTATCATCACCAGCCCTCATTTTAGTCCTTTTTGAACTATCGATTCTTTTTATCTCTTCTTCATACTTTTTAGTAATCCAGTCAAGAGCTTCAGATTCTTCTTTAGATAAATTATCTTTATTGTCTAACCTTGATTTAATAGTGGTTAAATTAGTTCCAGAAATCTTATCACCTAAATATTTCTTAGCTGAAGGATTTGTTACCACGTAATCTTTATTTATTAAATCTAAATTTGGCATCTATATTGATTTTTTTATTATTTCTTTATAAATATCTGGTATTGAGTTTAAATCTACATTTTTAACAACATAATCCATAATCATACCTAATTCTTTACCATTAATACTACTACTATTAATTGAATCAACAAATGATTTAGTTTTATTTATAACCATCGGTTTAGCTAATTCATTAATATCTGGTATATTATTATCGTTAACATCTGAATAGTTATTATCATCAACCGTTTCACCATACTTAGATTCGAACATACCTTTTAATTTACCCTTAGTACTTTCTGCAAGTCCACCCATGGATGATACAGTACCTGAATTCCAACCAAAGAAATTAGCCGCAGTATTCTTAGTCTTACTGACAAAATCATCACCTGTTTGGTCCACACCCTTTTTAAAATCAGATTTATCATCAAATGCTTTACCTGTATCTGTTTTAACCTCATCATTTGGTTTGTGTGGTATATCACCACCGAAATCACCATTAGGTTCAAACAACTCTTCAACACCCTCTTTATCCTTTAAATTTGATTCTTTAGCTTTACGCTTGTATTTCTTGTCAAATTCTTTCTTAGAAAATTTCATAAATATACTTTTATTATAAATATAATGAAATATTGTAATATTTATAATAAAATAGATAAATATGGCATTTAGAACAAAATTAGATTATTCTGACGGTAGACAGATAAAACAAAGGGAAGGTACATTGACACAACTTTCTGGTGGAACTATTTTCGGTGTTTCAATTGATGACCTAGAAAGTGGGCCAGACCTTAGTACTAGTGCGTTAACAGAAGAATACTATTCTGTTATTAGTACTTTCTCTGGTGATTCTCAGTTGACGGTTATTAATTGGTATGATTCTAGAATGGAATTGTTAAATGACCAAATAATACCACTAACCCCATCAAATAGTGGGGACACACAAGATTTATTGGTTCAATTCACCCCAGATAATTCAATAATAGTTGATGGTAATGAAGTTAATTTATCATACTTGGGTGTTGAATTTAATTTAGTAGCTGATACAATGACTGATAATGGTGGGACATACACTGGTACTATAATACATGAAGATTTATTTTTCTATAGTGCGGACACACTTGATTATACAGGTAGAACTATATGGGTAGATAATACAGAAATAACTAGAACGGATAGATTAATAATTAAAAATGAACCTCAAGTAGGTCATGTCTTCACTTGTATAGATTCAGAAGGTATGGGTGCTTGGTTACCTGGTGGAACTGGTGGTAATTCGTTATGGGAATATAGTAATGGTATTTTATCATTGGTTCCGTTTAACTCCACAAATATCGCTAGTGGTGATAATTCCTTTGCAATAGGTTCTGGAACACAGGCTTTAGGTGATAACTCTTACGCACAAGGTTTAGATACAATAGCTAGTGGTAATAGTGCACATGCTGAGGGTGTTACAACACAAGCATTAGGGGATAATTCACATGCACAAGGTAGTCAAACAATTGCGGATTCAACAGCGTCACATGCTCAAGGTGCTCAGTCAAGAGCCTTAAATATTGCTGCACACGCACAAGGTTTTGATACATTAGCGAGTGGTGAAGCAGCACATAGTCAAGGGGCTAGAACTCAAGCGATAGGTAATAACTCACATTCTGAAGGTCAAGATACAATAGCTAGTGGTAATAGTTCACATGCTGAAGGTAGATTTTCAAAATCAATAGGTGTTTCATCACACGCTCAAGGGTTTAATACTAGAGCCTTTGGTGATTTTTCACATGCTGAAGGGGATGGTGTATCAACATTTGGTTTAGGTTCACATGCTGAGGGTGGTGAGACAATCGCTTATGGTGATTTATCACACGTACAAGGTTTTAGAACAGAAGCTAGTGGATTTACAGCACATGCTGAAGGGTTTCTATCTAAGGCTAATGGTGACCAAAGCCATGTTGGTGGTTTTAATAGTACTGTTGAATCAGAAACTGGGTTTATACACTCAAGAAGCTCTTTATTAACCATTAATGCTATAAATTCAGCAATACTAGGTGGTGTTGCTATTACTGGTGACTCAGCAAACACTGTTTACGTACCAGATTTAATTATAGATGGTTTAACATCTGTTACTGATTTACAAACAGACGCTGATGGTAGGTTGGTTGATGGTGTTTCAGATGTTTCTTTAAAAGAAAATATTAAAACAATAGAATCAGCATTAGATAAAATTAAAAAATTAAGAGGTGTATCTTTTGATTGGACTGAAGAATCTAACATGGGTGAAGGTATAAACTTTGGTTTGATTGCTCAAGAAGTTAACGAAGTCATACCAGAAATGGTGAAAACTATAAGGAAAAATGAAGGTAAATTAACTTTAGATTATAAATCTATAATACCTTGGTTAATTGAGGCTATAAAGGAACTTAGTTCGGATGATTTAGAAAGTAACACAATAATAAAAAGTCAAACAATAACATCAGAAGATAATAATATAATTTTAAATTTTAATGGAACACATGAATCTTCATTAAATGGTGGTATTGTTGTTAATAAAGGTATAAACTCATCTGATAATTCACAATTTATAATTAATTCTGATGGTGATTGGTTTACTAATAATTATATAATCCCATATGGTTTAACAATACCCGAATACACACCAACTTCATCATATGATGATAGTGGTAAGATAGGGGAAATAACTAGAGATGATAACCATATTTATATTAAGACAAATAGTGGTTGGAAAAGAAGTAATTTAACAGAATTTTAATATGGGTAATTTAAAGAATTATAATTTTAATAAATTAGATGCATTTTTGAGTAATAGTGAATATACTGACTATTACTTAGCTAATGATGGTATAGCATCACCATGTTGTTTAGAAAACGACTCATTTATTAGTGATTGTACAACATTACACTATGATTTTAATAACCAAGACATATATCAGCCAGGAACTACATCTGGTGGTACTATTTTTAGTTTAGAAACATGGGAAGATGCTGTTAATGAAGGGTATTCGTTACCAACATTCGGATTAACTGGTATAGATAACGGTTATATAAAGTATGTTGACGATAGTACATTTAACAATCAAAGTTTAGTAGAGACTATTACAGGTACTACAATTGAAATACCTTCTGGTGATACTAGATTTTTTATGAATAAAGTTAGTGGTAATACTGACCAGTACATATACCCAATTGATATAATTGAAGATGAAACAATATTAGGTGATTATAATAGTTTTTGTGGTGGTTTTTATCAAGGTTATTATAAATTAGATGGTAATACATACCAAACACAACCAAATAGGCATGAGAAGGCTTGGGTGGCTGAATTTTGGGTGAATAAAACTGAATTAAATTGTACTGGACACACTGGGCAAATATTAAACGATACTTATCCAGATAATAAAGGTTTCTTCTTTTATATGGGTACTAGGTCAGAAAATAAGTATTGGAACTTTTTTGAAGGTATTAATACTGGATGTACTAGTGGTTGTACATCAGATAGTGGTTGTACAGAAGATGTAACATCATATTGTACTGTACCTAAAGAAACTGAGGTTTATATTGATAGTGATGAAGGTTATCCTATTAGTCTTAGTCCACGTTATTTTGACATACAAGAAATTACTAACCCATTTTTAATATATGGTAGGGCTAGTAAATTATCTGGACATACAAATGGTTGTGGTGTTGAACCTAGTGGGCTTGGTAACGAGACAGTTTGTTCATATTCTGGAGACTCAATAACTATAACTAGTACTACTAGACCAATTGTTTACGAAACTAACCCATTCTTAATATATGGTAGGGCTAGTAAGATGTCTGGACATACAAATGGTTGTGGTGTTGAACCTAGTGGGTATGGTAATGAGACAGTTTGTTCGTATTCTGGTGGGTCGTCTAATCAAGATATTAATTTAGATAACACATTAGATATTGTCGATAATGCCATTGGATTTAGAATTAAAGATGATGGAAGTATTGGTTATAGATTATTAACATCTGGTTGTACTAGTGGGAATACCTCTATGAGTGCTGTAACAATAGAGGAAGGTTATTCTTTAAGTGGTGAAGTAAGAGATAATGTTTGGGAACATATTATTATTAGATATGTTATGGATGAATATTATGATGAATGTGAATTAAAATTTGGTAAACCAAGGAATGGTAGGTTAATGTTTTATGTTAACGGTAAATTAAAATTTGCAGTAGATGATATTAGTGAATTAGTATTTAAAAGATTAAATGATTTTAAAGAAAAACAATTAGGTGTCCCGTTTAATTTTAGTTTAGGTGGGGGTTCACAAGGGTTATTGGAGAGTATGACTTTTGATGGTCAAGATGAGGATGATTTAGGGTTGTTAATTGAAAATAATTTTGCTGGTACATTTATTGGTGGTATATCACAATTTAAATTTTATAATTGTGATTTAAATTGGTGCGAAATAAGTAATTTATATGAAAATAATATATTTAGGTATTCAAAAATTGAAGACGTGGTAATACTTGGGGAACCTACTGGAGAAATTAATGTATATGTCGGTAAAAATATAAATAATTTTATGGACATAAACGTATTAAATTCATTAACTAAGTACCAATTAGATAGTCTTGGTGAACTTGATGATTTTACACTAAATTTAACTGATAACAATGGTTATATATTTGTTCTATTACCTTTAGGTGTTTCTAGACCAAATAAATTTGTTTTAGGGGAAGATTGTAATGACTTTTCAGTACCTTTTAACATATCCCCTAATAAAATGGTTATTAATGATATTGAATATAACGTATATAAATCATTTAACAAAAGTTTTTATAGTGGTAATTTTAAATTTTGTTAATGAATTAAAGTATTTATAAAAAAAGATAAAGTATGAGTGATTTTAGTGAAATAGGTGGTGTTCCAGTTTTAGGTTTTATTAGCCCAGCAGACACTAGAGATGAATATGCAGTAACTGACCCATTATACGCTATAGGTGGGTTTAGAATAATAGAAGGTGGTTTAACAGATTTGAATCTAATACCAGAAGCTAGACGTAGAGCTGGTATGATTGTAGGTATTAGAAATGGTGAAAAATACTATAAATTATTAAATAAAGAGTGGATTTATGATTTGGGTGATTGGGAAACTTGGAGAATATCTGATAATCCAGACCCTTTTAATAGTGGTACACAAATAAGTGGTACTAAATTATTTACCAATAGATTAATACAGGTAACATCTAACCAAAGTACTTTTAACATCACATTAGATGATGATAGTATCTTAGTTAATATAAAGTGTAATGAAGATTATAATATAATTTTACCACCTTTAAATTCAATTAATTTAGGCTTTAAGATAGCTTTTAAAAATTTAACATCAGATGGGTTAAAAGGTACTATTTATCCTTATAGTGGTGACATTATAGAAGGTAAAGGTAATTTTAATTTCTTCGGTAAAGGTTTGTTTGAAATTACTAAAATGTTATCAGTAGACGGTGTGAATAATGAATGGGTTTTGACACATTATTCCAATATAATTGAATCTAGGTTTCAAGGTAAAACTAAAAAATTTGAATTTATAAATAAAAGTCAAATTATAGTACCACACAATTTAGGTTATACCCCTGTAACACAGGTGTGGATAGGTGATGGGTTGGGTGATTATAATGATGCTGATGTTGATGTTGACCATGATTTAATAAATTATAATACTTTTAATATTAATTTTGGACAACCTTTATCTGGTTTTGTACTATTTATTTAAAAACAATAATAACACTTAAAAAAAAAGACAAAAAAAATGCCAATTACAAACAAAAATCTGTATAGAGGTTCAGACTTTAATAATCAAGAGTTAAAGGATGTTAAATCTATTCAATTAAATCAAGACGCTACATTAGCTGATGAAGTGGTTAGAAAATCACAATCAGAATCTATTTCGGCACTAGCTGCTCAAAACATCTTAAAGACATTATTAAGTGAGGCTAGTAACGTCACAGCCTTCACATCATTATCAATTAAAGGTTTTTTAGAAGGTAAACAAGATAATTTAGAAATTGATAGTAGTTCTACCTCTTATTTACAGATTGTAGATGGGTACAAGATTAAGGCTACTCAATTACTAATTACAGATGTTGAGGTAAACGAAACTTGCTCAACTTTACAGATGTTTATAGATACTTATTCACCTAGTAAACAAGAAGGTGATGTTGTAATCCTTACGTCAGCATCTAATAACCAAGAACGTTCTTGGATAAAAACTAGTAACGTATCTCAAGGTGTAGATGGTTATACCAGACTACAGACTGACTATAACGTAACTTCAATACGTACTATGTTTTCATCTGGAGCCTTCTTATCATATAGTCAATCTTCTGGTCAATATGCGTTAGTTACTGGACTTCTTGGGACTCAATTAGGTGCCCAAACTTTACCTATGGATTCAAATAAATTTTCTGTTTTATCATTAAGTAATGATACACAAGAGAAAGTTAATTTAGCTTTAGAAAGTTATATAGAAAGTGTGGACACTAATGCCACTGGTGGTGTTGGTACAGTTAATTTAAGGTTAAATAATTTATCTGGTGTCGATGGAAACAACATGCAATTATTTACTGGTAATTTTTATAGTAATAACGCAACAATAAAACAATTATTTGTTGAGACAGAAACTGCTTTAAGTAACGCCACATCGGATAGGGCTCTTATTCGTTCTGAATTCTCAGATGCCGACAACGGTTTACAACTAAACATTAATTCAGAAACCAATGCTAGAGTTAACGCAGTTAATGGTGAGGCTAATATAAGATTAAATGAAGATTTACAGTTACAATCAAACATCAATCAAACTAATTCAGATATTAATGATGAGATAAATAGAGCAACTAGTGCTGAAAACGCTTTAAGTAATAGAGCGGATATTTTTGAGGGGGATGTTTCAACAATTGGTTCGATAAGTAAAGCACAATCGGATTCACAAATATTCGCAACTAACGCAGTTAATGGTGAAGCCTCACTTAGGATAACTGGTGACGCTAATTTACAAACACAAATTGATGCATTACAAGGTGCGTTCCAATACAAAGGATTTGTCGATAGTAGTGGACGTATAACACATGTTGACAGTCTAAACCCTAATAATAACCAAGTGTTTGAGAATGCTACTTTCACTGAAGGTGAATTTTATAAAATAAATTCTAATTTAACTATAACTTTTAGTGATAATAGTGCGTTGTCACTTAATAATGGTGATGGTTTAATTGTTATTAACACCAAAAGTGTGGCTGGAACCGCAGTTGCTAGTGATTTCCATAAAGGTGATAACACTGAAAACGCTGATATATTAAGGGAAGGTATGTTAGATAATACCACAATTGAAAAAACTGGTAATGAAGTAAAAGTTAAAAATGATTCAATAACAAGAGTACAGTTAGACTCAAATGTTGAAGTAGATATTGATAATAAAGTTTTAAAATCTGGTGATATAATGAGTGGGGCCTTACAAATAGATAAAGTTGTGGGTGCTGGAGCTGGTTACACAGGGGGGTATGATTTCTCAAGTTATATTAAAATGAAATCTATCGATACATCTAGTTTAACTAACACACAAAGAGCATTATTAGTAGAGAACGAGGTCTATACTGACGGTAGTGGGAACCCATTTGATTTAGATTATGCTAATGGTGCCACAATATCTACTCACTATAAAGGGGGTAGTAATGATTTAACTGTTGCAATTGTTGGACTTAATGGTGAGGGTAGAGTTTTAAACCCATTATCTGCTGTTTATTCAACTGGTGTTTATGGTTCTTCAATTGACCCACAATTGGGTGTTAATGCTGGAGCTACTTTAATAGCTCAAAATGGTGCCACAGCAAACTTAGGTATGTTCGCTTTTTGTGACACTGCTGGAGCTTTAAATAATAGAGGTGCATATATAGCATTATCAACCGACACAGTTGATTTTGATGCTTATAGGGTAGCTAGAGTGTCTGACCCTCTACCAGTTCAAAATGCCGCTTTAATCATTGATGATTATACTGGGATTTCACATGCTGCTTATATTAATGGTAAAGTTGAGATAAATGGTCCTGTTATAATACCTAACGCATCAAATGATACACATGCTGTAAATTTAGGTGATATTAAAAATAAAGAAAAAGAGTTCACTGTTAATATCCCAGCTTTAGATTCTGTAACAATTAATCATCAATTTGATAGTAAGAAACTATTATTTACTTTATGGTTAAATGATGAATCAGTTGATGATGGATTTAAGGTTGAGCGTACTAGTACAAACTCTATAAAAATTTACAATAACACTATTGAATCTGTAGATGGTTTAGAAGTTCTTTTATATAAATTTTCAATATAATTAATTAATTAACTTTTAATAAAAAAAAGGTAACCGTTTATGGTTACCTTTTTTTTTATTTAATAATTTTTTTTAATTATTAAGACATATTTATTAATAAACAATTATATGGCAAACAATAGATTAATATTAAGGACATTAAATAGCCCATGGTTAGTGCCATTACCTGATGTAACAAAAGGTTCTGTATTAACTCACGCTGAATTGGATAATAATTTTTTATACCTTAAAGGTGAAGTTATTTATTCAGCTTCTACAATTAATGATGAAATTTTATTTCATAAAATAAATGGTGAAAATATAACGGTTAAAGCACCACAAAATTATTGGGTTGAGGTTACTGATGAAGTAAATTCCATAACAACACCAAATACAGTTTATGTACCTAAATTAAATGTTAATGATGTAAATACTATTGAACCTAATGGGAAGTTTTTAACATTAGATGATGATGGTTTCCTTACAGAATCTAGTAATATTTTTGAAGGTACATGGGAAGAATTAAATACGATAAAACAAAATAATGGGTTAATTATTGGTTCAAGATACTTATTAACAGATTATCAAACCCAATATATAATTGAGGGGACTGACTCTAGTGATTTAGTGGTAATAGAAGAGGTTATTGGTCAGGCTAGTGGTTATGCACAATTTGAGAATGTCCCTACTACTTTGTTATTTAATGGTGATACCGCAACAATTTATGAGTTGCCAGATAGTTATAGTGGTTCTTTATCAGTGGGCGATACAGTAACGGTTACTGATTATTTTAACAGTACTTTTATCAAATTCTCCCCATCTATAACAACACCTGGTATTAAATTATCAATAAGTAAGCAAAGGTACCCTAACGTAACAAGTAATACTTTACTATTAGATTCTTTTGGTAAACCAATATTAAAACCCCAGGGTGTGTTGAATATAGATGTTCATGATGGGACACCTTATTTAAACATGTTAGCGGAAGAAAACCCAATACCACCAATTGAGCAAATTTCAATAATAGCGATTAGTGAAAATCAATTTTCATTAGAGGCTGAAAGTTTGACTTTTATAGGTGATAAACTTAGATACGACTTTGAAGACATAAACTTATTAGATGGTAATGGGACCCCTACTGGTCAATTTAGGAAAGGTTTTATCTTAGGTAGAGAGAATTTAGATAAAACTGTAAATATTAATAAAGACTGGAGGGTTCAGAGGTATAGAAGGTATAAGATGGATGATGAAAATTGGTCGAAATACACTCATGATGAAACACAAATAACAACTAGTGGTTCTACAAATATATATCTTATTGATGGACTTAATAATTTTACCACTAATTTAACTGTTAATGAAGAACATAAATATATATGTAAAAACCCATACGAACAACAGTTTTATATTGATTTTACAAATATAAATGAAAACCCATTTATATCTGGTGTAACTAATTCAGATATAATTACTAGGGTACAGACGAATACTGGTGAAGATATTTTACTAGACATAAACTTACCTTTTAGTGGTTTATCCGAATCTAAAGATTTTTTTATATTACCAATAACCAATAACGATAAAAATGGGTTAACTGAAAGATTAGTTGTAGGTGATTTAACTAACACCATATTTTTAGATAATACTCAAAACTATGGTTCATCAGCTAAAATAAATATATTTAACACAGATAAAATATATAATTCTTCATTTATGACTGGCTTATCGATTAGTTCATATGGACCTATTACCAGTGTTATTAGTATAGATAGAATGGACATAACTAACACTAGTACTAGTACAATGGATAAAATAAATATATTAGTAAATGGTGGACTTAATAATAGTGGTAGCTTGTACAATTTAACGATAGGTGGTAGTAAACAATCATCTACATCCTTAAATTTAGTTAAAGAGATAAGGTTTACTGATAATTGTCTGATTAGGAATTCAATGTTAGGTGGTAGAAGATGGGATAGAATGATAATTAAAGGTGTTATGTCCCATAATTATATTAGCTTAAGTTTTAATATAATGACAACAATACATGGGTTATCATATTTAAATTTAATTAGACAAACTAATAATAGTAATACTATATATAGTGGGTGGGAAATTGATATAAACTCATATACAAATAAATTACCTGGTAAAGCTGATTTTGGTTATATTTATGATTTAACATCGATACCAAACGACACTAAGTTAAATAATTTTAACGATAATAAAAATTTAGTCTACACAAAAATAGATTCAAATAATAACATACAATTAATAACACAATCAACACCTCAATAATTATGGCTTTAAAAAGATTTTATAATAATATATACACTGGTTTATTAACAGATTTACCAGTTAGTGGGACATCTGGAACATTAGTAGTGATTGAAGATTCAAAACTACTTTACGCTTACGGTGATGATAATTTACCATTTTTAATATCATCTAGTGGTAGTACTAGTGGTGGAACTTCTTTATGGGAAAGTGGGGTTGGTTTGAATTCTTTAGTCACAAAAAACAGTTTTAACATATCTAGTGGTGATTATTCATTATCTGAAGGTCTTGGTAATTCATCTATTGGTAAATATTCACATGCTGAAGGTGTTGAAACAATAGCTAGTGGTGATGCGTCACATGCTGAGGGATATGGTACAATAGCAAGTGGTAAAAGGTCACATGCTGAAGGTTTTAGTACAATAGCTAGTGGTGATACGTCACATGCTGAAGGGTTAAGGACAACCGCTAGTGGTGTTGAATCACATGCTGAAGGTAATGGTACAACGGCTAGTGGTAATAGGTCACATGCTGAGGGTAGTCAAACAACTGCTAGTGGTATTGCTTCACATGCTGAGGGTGGTAGTACAACGGCTAGTGGTGATGGTTCACATGCTGAAGGGGCACAAACAAGAGCTATCGGTAATGGGTCACATGCTGAGGGTGGTGATTCTGAATCTAGTGGTGATTATTCACATGCTGAAGGTTTAAGTACAATAGCTAGTGGGGAAAATTCACATGCTGAAGGTAGTAGGTCAATAGCTAGTGGTGATAACTCACATGCTGAAGGTGTAGGTACAACAGCTAGTGGTACTTCATCACATGCTGAGGGTGAAAGTACTGTAGCTAGTGGTGATTATTCACATGCTGAAGGTAATGATACAACGGCTAGTGGTATTGCTTCACATTCTGAGGGTGTGCAAAATGAATCTAGTGGTTTAGCGTCACATGTGGAAGGTAGGTTAAATTCATCCATTGGTGATTATTCACATGCTGAGGGTAATGATACAATAGCAAGTGGTAATAGTTCGCATGCTGAAGGTATATTTACAAGGGCTATTGGTCAATCATCACACGCTGAGGGTGGTAGTACAACGGCTAGTGGTCAATCATCACACGCTGAGGGTAGTAGAACAACAGCTACTGGTGATTATTCACATGGTGAGGGTGAAAGTACTGTGGCTAGTGGTTTAGGTTCACATGCTGAAGGTAGTTTTACAACGGCTAGTGGTGATTTTTCACATGCTGAAGGTGGTAGGTCAAGAGCTAGTGGTAATAGTTCACATGCTGAAGGTAGTTCAATCGCTATTGGTAATTATTCACATGCTGAGGGTGAAAGTACTGTAGCTAGTGGTGATACGTCACATGCTGAGGGTTATGAAACAATAGCTAGTGGTGATTATTCACATGCTGAGGGTGAAAGTACTGTAGCTAGTGGTGATACGTCACATGCTGAGGGTTATGAAACAATAGCTAGTGGTGATTATTCACATGCTGAAGGTAGGGGTGCAACAGCTAGTGGTTTCGTATCACATGCTGAGGGTAGAAATGTAGTCGCTAGTGGTGATTATT